TAGCGTGGTAATGCTGGCTGGGCGGTAGAAGTAATGCAGCTCGGCTGTGTAGTCAGCGTCTGGTGTGGGGGCCAGTACAATGTTGTCCAGGTCAAACTGAGAGAAGTACACCGGTGCACCCGTTGTTGTTGGGTCAGGGTTGTACTCCTGCACAAAGCTTGGGTCCTTGAACAAAAGGAAAAACTTGTCGCCATCTGTCCCCGTCAGTGACAAAGAAAAGGGCGCAAGAAAGTCTGTAGGAAGAGTAACGTATTGCCCGTTTGCGAACACACTTGCTGTAGCATTCTTGCGGAACAAAGAAAGCTGAACCTGCTTTAGGATACGCTCTTCCGCCATGCGGATAAACAACGGGAGGTTGTTGACGAAAGTGGTTTCGTCGTAATCACTATAATCTTGAATGGCCTGTTTGAGTTGACCGTATGTAAAGCTCATGTTGTCACCACCGTAACTTGTCCTGTTTTACCTATCATACGAACATTCACAAGGCTAGGCGCCTCTACTGTTGGCACATCAACATAAACCTGCAAGGCTTCTGGCTGATCAGGGCGGGGGTTTTTTAGAGCCTGCGGATCTGGACCAGGCTTTGCCGGGTAGAGCTGGGGGTGCTTTGGCTCGTACTCATCAGGGCCAACAAGAGCGCCAGTCCATTCCTTGCGCATCTCACGCAAACGATACCGGAAACCCGAGCGGTCCGATATCCCAAAGGCGTTTTTGTCTGAAGCAAACGACATGGATTAGACCCTCAAGTAGCGGATACTAGGGGTCAACATCAAAGGAACCTTGTCCTCGTCCTCATTAGCCGCCCGCTGGAACTCTTCTTCATAGATTGACTTCATCATCTGAACACGATCCGGCGCCCGCTTAATAGCTAAATAATATGCAAGGCCTGCGACCATGCAAGGGTAGAACCGGAAAGGAACGGCTGTGGTGTTCGTAAGACTGTCTACATCCTCGATGCGCTGCACATAGTAGTAGACCAGCTGATCCGTGCTGTTCTCTGGAGTTTGCCAGAGAGTAATCTGAGGGGCAATTTGCCGGTCAAAATAAAACTGCGAGGGCCGGCCCTGGTCTGTCTTGTTCGGGAAATCAAGATAATCGCCACGGCTAATCCTGGACATCTCGTAGTCAGTGCCACTGCGACGAAGCACCATGTCCAAAAGGTCAACAACATCTTCAGCAAGAGTGTACTGTGAAGTACCTTGTGTAACCGTTGTAGTTCCAGTTGCCACTGTCCAAAGGTTTAACCCGCGGTTTGCCCACTCGGCGAACATCAAGTTCATCGAGCGGCGAGCCGTCTTAGCGTCGTAACCCGTCCGCATCTCAAGACCGATGCGCTCATACGCCTCTTCTATCGCTTCCGCGACGTCGAGGTTGAAGTCTCTTGAACCAGATGTTGTCATTTTATCAACTTACGTTATCGTTGGATTCTGGTTTGTCTTTACCATGACGCACCCACCGTTTGCGTAGCCTTTGACCATGCCGCCGTCTTTATAGCCGGTTTTAATCATGCCACCTTTTTTCTTCTCAATTACACCGCGACCAATCAAAACATCTTTCTTAGTCACTTGGCCGTCTCCACTTAGATCCTTCATAGCATACTCCTCTCAGTTATCAAAACACCTTCACCAGGCCACCGTTTTTCGCTTTCCAGCTGATCCGCTTAGAAGACTTCTTCTTCTTCGCAGCAGATGTACACTGTGCCATCGTTGGACGACAAGCAGGATACCCCTTACGCTTCTCGCCCTTCTGACGACCGCAAGGCTTGCCGGTCTTACAATCGACCCAACCCTTCCCGTCATTCTGGGAGAACCATTCACGTAATGAGTTCTTTTTCTTCGCCATCAGTACAAATTCGTCTCTTTACGACGACCCTCTTCGACAGAACCGCAACCAAAGGCTATGATCCCGCCGCTCTTTAACTTCTTCTTAACAGGGCGTTTCCGCTTCTTAGAAGATTCGCCCCAGTTGTCGGCTCCCACTTTGCGACACTTTGCTACCGCTCCGCTTGCGTACGCGCTGGGCCACACCTTGTACCGAGCCTTGACCTTCTTGGCGCAGGCGTCGAGCTTTTTCTTTTTCTTCGCCATTAGTTTTCCCCTCTGGCGGCTTGGTAATTTGAAAAGGTATTTGTCCACGACTTATCAAGGCTAGCCTGCCTTTCTGTTAGTGTAGTTACAGCTTGAACCAAGTGGTCCATTTTAACATTCATAACCTCGGTGCGTTTATCTACCGTAACTAGAGTACTCACCATCCAAATAAGCCCTGCTGAAGCAAGCGCCAAGAATGTCCCCACAACCATGTTTAGAATGCTTTTATCCACGTCTTTATTACCACATCTTGCACGACCAGTAACGGGCCGTTAGTTTATCTAACTTCTTCGTATCACAACCGTGCCGTGCCCGGAAAGACTTCCTGCGCTTGGGATCCGACTTCTTGATCGTCATGTTGGCATCGCCAAAACGAATAATCTTTTCCTTGCCGTCCTTACAGGCCTTCACAACAGACTTCTTGCCGCCAGAAATCTGACGCTTTGGCTTGTTGCATTTCATTTTGGACTTGTCGATCTTAGGCATCAGAGTGGTCCCGCGTTTTGAATGTATACGATATCAAGTGAAGCCGAAACGTGCAGCGCAGAGTTAGAACTGCTACCTACGGCACGAACCTCAATGTCAGTTTTCTCTGGAAACAACAAAGGCGTTGAGTAAGATATTTCAGTGTGCCCATTTTGAACGGAAAACTTATCCTGAGTTCTAAACACTCCCCCCGACTTTTTCGCAATCAAGCTAATTGTCCCAAACTTGTTGTTTGCCTCAGTAAGACAAGTAACATCTTTTTGAAAAAGATACGCCGTATACCCAGCGGGAACTGTCCAAACGCACATGAGAGTTTGATTCTCCCCCAGCGTTATACGAGCATACGTTGTTCCAGTGTTGGTAATGTTTATCGTACCAGAAGGCTCCTGAGAGCCTTCTATAAAAGCCCGGAACACGCGCAAGAAGAAAGAGTTGGTCTCCTGAGTGCCGCTGCCATTCAAGGTCACTGTCTCAGATATTTGGTTGTAGTCCGAGTCCAAGCCCTGGATCGTCACCTGAACGTCTTCGTCATTAGCACCCTCTGTGCTTGTTGCAGTCATCTTTGCCGCCGCTGACGGGTAAGCATATAGTGCGCCAACGTCCCAAATGGTTTCTTCTATCTCATTGATGAGAGCGTTGAAACCGAACTTATGTACGCGGTAGTGTCCAGGGACTTGACCCCTGGACACCTGAAGCTCAAACGGCTCAGATGTTCCGACCTGTGTTATGGACCGGATATCGTACGCCATAACGTACGCTTATGCGTGGAAAGCGGTGATGTTTGTGAAAACAGCCGTGCCCGCCGTGTACGGCAGATAGCAACCATTCTCAAACAACACGCCTTCGTCAGGGATTGTAACGTCACGCTCCGCGGTTGCAGATGCAACCGTTCCGAGCTTTAACTTCTCTGTTCCTGTCGCGCTTCCATTTGTGAATGTAACAACGCCTGCAGTTGCCGAGTTCACAATAAACGCACCCTTCAAACGAGCACGTTCCGCAAAGATTACGTCAAAAGCATCGTTCGTCATACCAACTATGATAGCACCGGCGGTGTCATCGTCCACAGAAACTGTGGTCACAGTGCGGAAATACAAAGTCCCAGTTACCGTTGCGGTGTCTGGGCCTGTGATGGTTTCCGTCTGTGCATTGCCGTTCACATCAGTGCCCGTGACCGTAAACGTACGGCCATCGTCAGCTCCAGTTGAAGCAATTGTGATGAGGCGAGCGGCGGTAAACGTCGCCACGCCACCGGAGGCCTGAGCCCCGTCGATTGTCAAATCTTGCGCACCGCCGCCAGCAGGAGTCTGCGATTCACAGACCCCGTCAGTATTAGCGGCAGTTGTGTCTGCCAAGATAAACTTGGCCTTTACGTCAGATCCGGCCATGTCTTAATCCTTCTTCTTGGGTGGGCGACCGCGTTTTTTCTTGACGGCCTTTACTATCCACGCCTCGTTCA